TAAGCCATATTTGCCCCTTTTTGGGAATTATCCCATCCAACTGCCTGCCATTGCAACCTGTGCCTTTGGCTTGCGCTTTGGTGTGTCTTGAATCATCAGGGCAATGTAGCGGAATGCGTCAGCCCCGTGCGAATAGTGATCATGTAGTGGATTGCGGCTGAACTGCCCTGTTACTGGGTCAACCTCATATCGGTAATGGCGCAGGCAGTTAATCCCCTCTGCGGCGTGTTCCCTGTCAAACCAACAGCTTGGGAATATTGTCCTAGCCGCGTTGATTGAGTCAAGAATTGGCACTCTTGGCAGTATCCGCGTCTTATAGCCTGCCGCCCTCACAATGTCATCAATAGAACGCCCAGCCGCCGCCAACGTCTGATTCTCAGCGTCATGGGGTAGCCAAACCGTGTCGTATACATAGCCAAACGTCTGCATAGTTGCCAAATAATGGCTCATGGTCTTTTGGCTATCCTCAATGTATCGAATCAGGCGGGTTTCCATGCCCACAAACTGCAAGAACCAAATAGATGTGCTGTCCGACCAGCCAAGGTCAAAGATGGCGTGGACGGGCTTTGTAGCGTCATATGCCACACGGGTTAGCCTACCCTCCACTTCAGCCTGTTGCAGTTCCTTGGCAAAGATAGCGCCATCCACCGATTGTCGGCATAAGCCCTCCCACACTTGGTTATAGGCTTCAAGGTCACGGTTCTTTAGTGCGTCCTTTTCTAGCTTCAGCGTTTCAGGAAACCAAGGGTTGTCAGACCAGTTAATTTTGATTTGGATGCAGTCATCAGGAGGGTTAACCACAAACCGCTGATAGGTTTCATCTGTTTCCAACTCAGGATTAAATGAAATCCATATCTCACTGCCCTGCTTGCGGATGGTAGGAATTAGGATGTTCCAGCTTAAGCGGCTAGTGGTCTGCGCTTCCTCTACCCAGCAAATGTCCACACCCTCATAAGATTTGATGTTAGCAATATTGTTTTTTAGGCCAGCAAATGCAAACTCTGTGCCGTTCCTGCCCCTTATGGTATTTTGGGTTATTTCGTAGAACCCCAACAAACCAAGAGATTCAATTTGGTCGCACAACAGCTTATGCACCGAATCCCTGATGCTGGTTTGGAATTCCCGCGCACACAGTATGCGTAGCGGCTCTTTAGCGCCCTTGATCAACAACGCCCTAGCTATCCCCCAAGACTTTGCTCCACCCCTGCCGCCATAGGCTACCTTGTAGCGGGATGGCTTAAACAAGCCTTGTAGCTTGATCGGGAATTCAGCATTGGCAATGGCAAGGTCAACATCACTCATTTGGCTTTACAAAAGTAACTTGGATGCCGGTTAACTCTTTGCCATCAGCGCCTGTCATTTCATTGCGTACAGTTTCAGACCACCGCATTTGGCTTTTTGTCCACCAAATCAAGCTGGTCGTGTCGCCGCTAACCGCTTTGCTATACAAAGTCTTAGCTATCTGCCCGTTGGCTTTTGCCTTACCCATATCCAATTCATGGCGGTAATACTTACGCAAAGTCTTGTCATCAATGCCCACCAACACAGCTATGGATTCATGCGGCAAGCCTAACCCACTGCTGGATTCAACCAGTTTTCGGGTTTCTGCCGTAGGTTCGTGCGGCTCTTGTGGAATTACTGGCATCTTTTATAAAGGGGAACTCGTTAATATTTAAACAGTTTCGGTTACTTTTGTCAACAGTACAGCCTTTTTGCCTGTAAAGTCTTCCCACCGCTTAACAATTACATCGCAATATTTGGGGTCTAACTCCATTAAACGCGCATACCTTCCGTGCTTTTCAGCAGCCAGCATAGTTGTACCGCTTCCACCAAAGGAATCCAACACAATATCAGCGCCTTTAGTGTTGTTAAGCATTTGGTACTCAAACAAGGCAACAGGCTTCATAGTTGGGTGTTCACCATTGCGGGTGGGTTTGTCAAATTCCAAAATGGTAGTTTGCTTACGGTCAGCCGACCAAAGGTGTCCAGCTCCGTCTTTCCAACCATACAGACAAGGCTCATGTTTCCAATGGTAGTCTTGCCGCCCCATGACAAGGCTGGATTTTTTCCATATTAAGCATTGGCGTACAGTCCATCCCGCATCTAAGCAAGCGCCACGAAAGTTGTAACCCTCGCTATCAGCATGCCAAATATAAAAGACTGCCCCAGCTTTCATCATTAAATCGGCGGTTACAAACGCATCGCGCAAAAACTGCCGAAATTGGTCATTTCCCATACTGTCGTTTTTTATGGTCAGCTTTTCTTTTGTGCTGCCCTCATATGCCACGTTATAGGGTGGGTCGGTTAACCACATATCCACAAGTTGTCCGTTGCATAGCTTTTCCATGTCGGTCAGGCTACATGAATCGCCGCACATCAGTCGGTGGTTTCCCAACCGGTAAATGTCGCCTAACTTGGTGATTGGCTCATCAGGTACGTCAGGAACAGCGTCCTCGTCCGTCAAACCCTCAACCACCTCAGGCTCAAGCAATGCGCTTAACTCTTTGGGGTCAAAACCTAGCATTTCTAACGCAAAGCCATCTGCCAGCAATTCGTTAAGTTCGATGGTCAGCATTTCATTGTCCCAGCCAGCGTTAAGCGCCAGCCTATTATCGGCAATGATGTAGGCTTTCTTTTGGGTTTCGGTTAAGTCAGCCAGTTCAATGGTTGGCACGTCCTTGTAGCCTAGCTTACGCGCAGCCAAAAGGCGACCATGCCCAGCAATAATGCCGTTCTGTCCGTCCACCAGTATTGGGTTAGTCCAGCCAAATTCCTTAATGCTTGCCGCTATTTGTGCCACCTGTTCATCGCTGTGGGTGCGGCTGTTTTTTACATAAGGGATTAGTTCTGTGACTTTCTTTTGGGTGATTTTCACTTTTTAGGCTTTGCTTTTTTGTCTTTCTCAACTTCACGTTTAACCGAATAGCCAATGGCAACTGCCTGCTTAACAGGCTTGCCAGCTTCTATTTCAGCCTTGATGTTGGCTTTCAGCGCCTTGGGTGTCATTGACTTGATTAGGGGCATCTTTGCTCTCCAATTGGGTTAACCAATATTGACAGTCCTGAATTGCCCCGCCAATCGCATGGAGGTTTATTTCCATTTGTTTGGCTTGGGTGTTCAGGAACTCAATGCGGCTTTTCAATGATTCAACGTTCAAGATGCACCGTGGATGATGGCAAAGTTGATAATCACGGCTTCAGAATATGAAGTGGATGCAGTCAAATTACGCAAAGTTATTAAAGCAGAACCAGCAGCCAAATAAGAAACGTAGGTGGTGTAAGCACCAAGTGCGCTACCAGTAGTATTGCTAGAAATGTTCACAATCATTGTGTCATTTGCGGAAATTATGCTGTTTGTCAAAATAAACGAAACAGCAGCGCCACCTGCCAATGCTGCGTTGTTCATAGTGATGCGACCAGCAGACTTATTCAAGGTCACGCCTGTGGATTTGTCTGTTGCCTGTGTCACAGCGCCTTGTGCGGCGGCTGCATAACCAATTTGTTCAGTTACAAAACAAGTTGTGAATTCTGGGTCGGCGTAAGCTACGCCTGTTGCTACTGAGTTTGACATGATATTTTCCTTTAACAGTTCCAGTTTTTAAGGGATGCCTTGGCTCTTTCGGCAGGGCCTTTGGCGTTTTTGACTACTCCCTCCATCCTAGCGCAAAAACTGGCTTTTCGCCCAGCATCTGCTTTAGTCTTGGGGTTGGGGGCAGGCGGTTTCAAATTAGCGTTGTTCTTTGCGTTGTATTCAGCACGACCTTTAGCGGTCATCCCAGCACCCTTGTCTGTCGGGTTGTAGGTCTTACCCTTACCCGTGGTGGTGTGTGAAATGGGCTTGTCGTGCTTCTTCATTTTTTTGCAGTCTTGGCAGATTGCTTAAATGCCGCCGCAGTGGGTGCGCCCTTTGACCCCGGCGTTCTCATGCGTTCAGGCGTTTTACCAGCAGCCTTTTGCGCCTCAATACGTTCCTGTTTTTTATGGATATTTGCATAAAGTCCAGCTTTTGCCATTACGCCTCCACTACCGCACAAATGTCGGCTTCTTGAATAATCTGATAATCCTGCCCATCAATGTGGTGAACAGGCCAATTCAAATAATCGCCGTTGCCATACTTAATGAAGTCACCAACCTGAGTTTGATCCACCTTTGGGCCAACCGCCACAACCGTTCCCTCGTTAAATGATTCCTTGTTGTTGACATAAATAATGTCTGACAACTTGCGAACATTTGGGCGAACAACTACGCGATCATGCAACGGCTGGATCATTTTTCGGCTTTCTACCGCGCTTTTTAGGCTCGGCAATGGTGTCGGTCATAATGTCATACACAGGCAAATTAACCATCACTGGCTCAATCAATGCGTGTTCTCCGCACCAATCGTTCATGTGCCTGTTAATTGTCTGTGGATAACGGCGGCAACTGCCCATGATCTGGGCATTCAAAAAGAATTTACAGTCCGCGCAGCTTGCCATTACTGGCTAGATTTGCGATCGTGTGAATAGCAAACGCCGTTAGAACGTCCACCGTCAAATTTTTTATCAGCGCCAGTCATGTTAGTTTTGGCGGCTGGAATGCCCATTTTGGCACTCCCTTTTTCACCTGTTGAATCAGATGCGGCTGGATTGCCTTTCATTGTGGCAGAAACGCCGTAACCCTTGGGTTCATTTTTCATCAAGTTTGCCATGATTTTTCCTTAGTTAAGAAAACGCAGTTTATACAAGGTTGAATTGATCAAGTCGGCGATTTCATCCACCAAATTTTGCAATTCTGTGTCTTGTGGCAGTTCCTTGCGGGATTCTTCCACAAAATCTTTCATGTTTTCCAAATACTTCACAGGGTCTTTTTCTGTGTGAAATTCTTCAGGAAACTTTTTAAGTTGTTCATATTTGCCCATATACGCTTCGGCAAATTCGTCAACCAAGTCAATAATTTGGGCATAGTATTCCCCTAAAGCCACATGATTTGCATAACTGGAAGTTGACCAGTGCATGAAATGCGTCACCGTGCTGCTATGCAACAAGTGCGCTACAAATTCGGCTACTTCTTCGTTCATATTGCCACTATATCAAAAAAAGGGGGGTTGCAACACCCCCCATTAAGACAACTGCTCTTCCATTGTAGGCACAGGAACATCAGCAGGCCACAACCCCGCACCAGTTAACGCATGAACCGTTCCCATGTGCGCCGCCAACCACATTTGCTGTCGTTCATCTTTAGTTAAGTCTTTGCCTTGGTCAATCTCAAAATGGCATTTAAGGCACAGCGCCGCGACCAAATTGTCATCAGCCTTGATGCCGCGCCCCTTGCCACCACCCCAGTTTGTGTGCGCTGCCTGCACCATATTGCCTGAACCGCAGGCTTGGCAATCAAGCCCCGCCACCAGCTTTAGTAGCTTTTTTGATCTGACGTATTCGTGTTTTTGAAACAATTATTGTCTCCAAGGTAGTGAATCTGTGTTCATTGGCGCATTCAAGTCTGCGGCGGCGGCTGTTACCTGTGCTTATTCGAGTTTCTTTAACTATTGTCCATGTCCCGCATTCGGGGCATTTCATTGGTGTGCCCGGTCTTGCATCCTGTTTGTAGCTTCGCGGGTGCGCCAAATCTCAATGTCAAGCCTTGCCGCTTCAATTTCCCATTTAAGGGTTTCTTCCTGCTCAATTGCCACCGCCAACCCACTTAACAGTTTTTGGTAAACAGGGCTTGCGTAGGCTTCGCGTTCTTGGGCGTTGGCGGCTTCGAACCCCATTTCTAAAGCATCTTTCATTAGCAGCGCCTTTTGGCTTTTGCGGAATTCTTCAAGGTAAACCCGTTGGGCTTTGGCTTCACCAAAAGCGGCGGCTTTGTTGCGTATGTCTTGGGCGGCATCTTCAGGTTTCAATTTAATACTCCAATCATGCGTAAGGCGGCTTCAGGGCTATCAACCCGCGCCAAGGTACTACCAGACCAATTTTCAAAAAAATCGGCTTGTAGGGCTGTTAAATGCTTCCTAGCGTCTGTTTTGATCTCTACCAAGAAGCTATGCCCTTTGTAGCCAACCAGCAAGTCAACTGGCAGGCTAATGATCCACACATAAGCGCCAGCATCCCGCAAAGCCTTAACTATGGCTTCTTGGTTTGCGTCAACTCTTTTTGCGTGTCTCATGGTTCATGTCTTGGCGTAATTGGTCAGCGGCGGCTCGTCCACGTTTTTTTGCTATGTCGGATAAGGTCATCTGCCACCACCCAGCGGCTTCCTGCTTGCCCTCTTCCATCACTTTCTTGCGGTAACGTTTCATCCACTCCCGCGCTTCTGTGATCCGCATCCATTCCTTTGATGTGTCCATTAATGTCCCCTGTCATTTCAAGCGCCTTTTCAATTGTGTGGCGTGGGTAGGCAACGCCATCGCGCACTCGGTCAAGGATAGCTATTGCGTGTTCATAGTTCATACTAACTCCAATGAAAGCTGGCTTATTCTTTTGTCTTGCAACGGCTTATAAGCTAAATTTAATTCACAACCTAAATATTGCCGCCCAAGGTCTTGCGCCACTTGTGCTGTTGTGCCGCTACCCATAAAAGGGTCAAGCACTACACCGCCAACTGGTGCGCCAGCAAGAATGCAAGGCTCAATTAATTCTGTTGGGAAAACGGCAAAGTGTGCGCCAGCATAGGGTTTGGTGTTAACTGTCCAAACGCTGCGCTTGTTTGCACCTTTAATTTCAGCATATCTTCGCTCTACCATTTCTTGACCATTTCCAATATCAACTGGCCCTGACTGAATTCGCGCAGCCGCACGAATGGTTGCATCGCAAGAATCTTTTATAGGTTCGCGTATTGGTTCAATATCGTAGTAATACTTTTGCTTTTTACTCAACAAGAAGATGTATTCATGCGACTTTGTGCATCTATCTTGCACTGACTCAGGCATTGGGTTTGGCTTATTCCAAATAATGTCTTGCCGCAAAATCCACCCATCTGCTTGCAATGCAAAAGCCAACCTCCAAGGAATGCCAATTAAATTTTTTGGGGCTAACCCAACCTTTGGCCTGAAATTAGCGTAAACAGTAGCGTTTTCTTTAGCTATTTTTTGTGGCGCATTAAATGTACCTTGCGCCGTGGATGCCCAAGAATCACCAATATTTACCCACAATGTTCCATCATCTTGCAGTACATCCCAAACACACCTAAAAACCTCAACCATAGCGGTTATGTATTCTTCGGGCGTTTCTTCTAAACCCAATTGGTCATCAATCCTTGCCGCCCCACACTTATGACAATTTTTAGAAGTTCCTCCTCTGTGACCTGTTTCAGGACGCAACACATTTGTTCCTCGCTTTGGATCGTTCCATTTGGTAGGCATGGATATGGAATGTTCGCAAGAATCATCACCACCTTCCCATTTTGCTGTTCCATAGTCACGCAAACCAAAATAAGGCGGACTAGTCACGCAAGTCTGCGCCTTTATGCCCTGCTCTTTCCAGCGGCGCATAGTTTCACGGCAATCACCAAATTCAATTTTGTTCATTTTCCAGCCCTCAATAATTTAAATTTTTCAAGCATTTCAGGAGTTGGCCCAACAACCAGTTTTCGATCTTCATCCAATTTAACCAATGCTGGATCACGTTCAACCCTTGATGGCACTGTGGTGGTAACAACATCAAACCTATTAACTAACCTTGGCTTGTCAGCAACCCATTCAGCTTTAAATGCCTGCCAGCCGCGCACACAGCATTCAGTTAATGCTTGTTCCAATGTCCAGTTAGCCTTTTTTGCTTCGGCAATTAGTCCATCAATGGCACGTTGGGTAATAGGTGCTTTTTTGGCTTTACGCAAAGTTTTGAAATCATCCCAAACAGATTGTGAAACGCCGACAGGCGTAGCCACGACAGTGGCTTTCTCTTTCTTTGTCTCTTTCTCTGTCTCTGTCTCTGTCTCTAGACCATCATTTTGATATCGTTCTGATATCACGCTAATATCATCTTGTTCCAGCCAGTGAGACAGCTTGTTTAAGCAATCAATAGTTTGCTTTTCTGACATTCTTAAACGAAATGCAAGTGTTTTGGTTGGTGGGATATGCCCATCTTCTTCGCTGGCTATAAGCCAACACATAACAAGCACTTTACTAGCTTGTGCATCTAATTCATGCCATTCAATATCGTCAAGCAAATCCCTGTACAGCTTAACCCAAGGCGGTTTCCTGTCCTTAAAGTGCTGAAATTTATTCCAGTTTTTAATTTTCATAACTAGCCTCTTTGCGTTTATTGAGGTGATGAGTGTTATAGATTGGCTTTAAACGCCTAATTAATCTAATTTCCCACATTGCCCAATCGCCTAATCTTTCGGAAAATTTTGCTTTAATACGAATCTTTGTCGTATTAGGCAAATCTTGCCAAGGCGTAAGAATATTTTTTCCATATCCAAATCTAAAAGCATGGCCAGAAAACCTATTGCTTAAACTATTAGATTGACCTACATAGACAAGTTTTCCATCAAAAAAAACCGTATAAACACAGGGTTTATTAGGAAATTGATCTTTGATTGGAAACAATCTAAATTCTTTCCATTTGCTCATTTTTTTCCGCCAAAAAAAAGGGCTACACCTGCTGTCTCACCCTTGCGGATGTTGGCGGACTGGCGTAGTACCAGCAGACAGCATGTGTAACCCTACTACGATTAACGCCGCCAAGCGTTTCAAAAAATTATACAACAAACCACTCAGGACGCAAGTCTTTAAGCTGGCGCAACCTCAGTTCGGGAATTTTTTCTTTCCATTGGCACACCGCTGGCTTGGAAACACCTAATATTTTGGCAAGCTCACTTTGTGATCCTGCAAGTTTGGTAAGTTCTTGTTTAGTCATTGCTTAATTGTAAGGTAGATTAACAAAATAGCAACATTAGGGTTTGTCCTTAGAAAATAATTGCAAATAGTTGTTGATCTTGAGTTAACTTTGCTTAACAATACATCCATTCCCCAGCACAACGCATAGGGTCTTTAAGGAAACAACATGATGAACTGCAACTGGATGGTAACTTTAGCAATTGCCCAACGTAAGGCATTGCGCGATCTTGGTTATACAAACCAAGAAGTTAATGCAATGAGTCTTGCAGACACTACGCAAGAATTAAAAAAACTTGGCTACAACTTCAAAGCCAATTCCCCATTTAAAAACAAAGCACCTTTTAACCCTGAATTTTTAGGCGCACAACCCGCCCGTGCTGGTCAAGACTATTAAAGGAACAACCATGTTTGAAATAGAAAAATACACCACACCAACCGATTGGGCGCAAGTGTGCCTGTGGATTGTCTCCATTGCCGCCATTGTAGTGGTTGCCCTTGATCTTTTTGTTTGGAGGGCATCATGCTAACTGATGGCGATGAGGGTGAATTCATCACCTATTTGATTTGGGATGAAGTCACCGTTAAATGGGCTTGGTTTGAGGGTGAAGATCATGAAATGGATGGCTACTTTGACATTTTTGTTTACAAAGATGACTTAGACATTACCTATGACATACCCAAACTTAACTTCAAGTGGATTGAAGAAGAAGTCAAAAAACAAGCAGGCTATGAACCCCCTAGCCGCCATCACGTTGCATCTGTGATCAACGGTTATTTCAACAAAACTTTTTAAGGATCAAAATGAAATATGCACTTTTACTCTTGGCATTGGTTGGCTGCGCCAGCCAACAACCCGCACCCGTATACATCCCACGCCCTGAACCAGCGACTAACACGGTTTCCAACACCACCCAAGAACTAGTGATGGATAAACAAATCCAGCCTATGGGCAGGAATGAAGTGATTGATGGGGTTAAGCAATGCGAGTCATCAGGGCTTCGCGCTATTCCAATTTATGCCAAACGCAAGATCAACGGCTACACGGTGGAAACCATTGTGGAAGTTACCTGTGGCCCACGTTACACATACTAAGGAAACAACATGAAACAAATTGCAACCGCACTAGTCAAGGCACAAAAGTCCTTTGGGCCAGCTTTAAAGTCCTCTACAAACCCGCATTTCAAGTCGCGCTATGCCGACCTTGCCGCTTGCGTAGAAGCTGTTATTTCAGGCTTAAACGACAACGGTATAGCCCTGATTCAAAAATGCTACAACTGCGACAACGGCGTGATGGTTGAAACCATGTTTGTGCATGAATCGGGCGAAATGCTTGAATGTGGCACTCTCCATGTGCCTGCAAGCAAACAAGACCCACAAGGCTACGGGTCTGCTTTGACCTACGCCAGACGTTATTCCTTGATGGCTGCTTGTGGCATTGCCCCTGAAGATGATGATGGCAACAGCGCCAGCCGCCGCACAGAAATCAAGTCCACGATCAATGAAAGCCAAATAGCTGACCTGATGGCTGCAATGGATGAAACTACCACGCTAGAAGAATTGCAAAAGACTTACAAAACAGCGTATGCCGCAGCCAATGGCGACCCAGCTTGGCAAAAGAAAGTCATTAAAAGCAAAGATGACAAAAAAGCACAATTGGAGGGCAAATGAAACACGAAATATCTTTAGAAACTCTGCTTATGGCAAAACAAGCCATAGAAGAATTATTGCAGTTTCAATTGAGTACAGCCGCAAAAGATGAATCTGTGTTTAGATTAACTTCTGATATGCGTAAACGTGCCTACAAAGCCGCCAGCCAAATTGACGTAGCAACATTTATTCTTTTAAAACACAAATTGGAGATTACAGATGGAACAGGGAACAAGTGAATGGTTTGCCGCTAGATGCGGCAAGGTGACCGCAAGCCGCGTGGCAGATATTATTGCCAAGACCAAGACAGGGCCAAGCGCCAGCAGAGAAAACTACCTTGCCCAAATTGTGTGTGAACGCATGACAGGCAAACCCGCAGAGTCATACAGCAATGCAGCAATGGCTTGGGGAACAGAGCAGGAAGAATTTGCCCGTGCCGCCTATGAGTCCGTTAAAGACGTTTTAGTTCAAGAAGTGGGGTTTGTAGCCCACCCATTAATTAAATCCGCTGGTGCTTCGCCTGATGGCTTGGTGGGGTTGTTTGGATTGGTGGAAATTAAATGCCCCAACACCGCAACCCACATCAGCACATTGCTTGATCAAAAAGTGCCTGAAAAATACAACACGCAAATGCAATGGCAAATGGCCTGCACTCAGCGCCAGTGGTGCGATTTTTGTTCATTCGATCCACGCATGGCAGAGGGCTTGCAAATATTTATTAAACGGGTTGAATTTGACCCAATCTATGTTGCCCAGCTAGAAAAAGAAGTCATCAACTTTTTGATGGATGTAGAAGACAAAATCCAAAAACTTAACAAACTGAAAGACTGAAATGAAAAAATTTAAAAATATTGTTGTTGTTACTGGTACATACAAAACCCGCGAGGGGCAAGAAAAGAAACGTTACCAAACCATTGGATCGGTCTTTTTAGACGATAACGAAAATCTAAAAATTAAGATTGATTCAATTCCAATAGTTGATGGCGGTTGGAGTGGTTGGTCTAACTGCTATGACTTGGAAGAAAAAGAAGCGCCTAAAGCCCACAAAAATGGTTTTGACGATATAGATCAAAATATTCCTTTTTGAGGTAAACCATGCTGCATCCAAGAGTCAGAAACACCGACCCTTTGACCAGTTGGCAAGCGGCAGGGTCTGCAAAAGACCTTGCCCAACGCCACGCCCAGATCATTGTGGATTGCTTGACCAAGCACGGCGCACTAGGTAAAGATGGCATTGCTGCCCATACAGGGCTGGAATCCATGCAAGTCGCTAGGCGGCTGCACGAACTAGAACGCGATGGCGAAATCAGTTTGACGGGTCAGGTTGTTAAATCCAAGTCAGGGCGCATGGAACGCGAATGGAAGATCACACCGATACAAAGGGAATTAATATGATCCGCAAACGTCAAATTCTAGACTTGCAGCCCAAAACAGAACAACAGTTTTATGATGAATTGCGAAATGGCGTGATTGAAGAAGTAGCGCAGGAAATTGAAAAGTTCACCGCCTTTGGTCAAGACACTTTAGACAGCTTGGCTATTTACATCAGGGGGATGAAGAAATGACACAGGCACAAAAAGTATTTGAAGCCATGATGCGAGCCAAAGGGCATACAGACTTCAGCAGCACAAAAGATAGATACAACAACCCCGCCCTGCAAACCCGTTGGAACTACTTCTTAATGGGTTGGGAAATGCGAGGCGTGCAATGATCGCCACAGTCTTAGCCTTGCTAATTGGCGCAATTATTGGGGTTGGGACGCTGGTTCTTTTTGCTATGTTTTTGGCACACGTTCAAAGTGTGGACAATCCACAAGATTGGAGAAATTCCCTCCCCAACGATTCTTTGGATGAAGAGTTTCCCAATACACCCCAAGAGGGGCAAGAATCTCCTTACTCCAAATAATCTTGCCATCTTTGAAGAAGTTCAAATCAATGGCGCAGCGTTTTAAGTGGATGCTGTCCATAGTCTTAGACCTACCAGTTTTAAAGTAAATGGCTTGCTGTTCAGGAGTCCTAGCCAATTCCCCGCCAGTGACCGTAAAACCTTGCTCTGTAGCGTATTGGATTAGCTTGCACATATCTAGCAAGAATGCAGCTTGTTCGGTGTTTAGGCTCATTTTTCTTCCTCATCATGCGACAGTTTCACGCCAGCCAACAATCCAATAAAACCGCCAACAATAGTTTGAAATGCTGGGCTAATTAGTTTGAATATTTCAGCGTTGTCCACCTTTTCGTCAAACAATCCAGCCATAAGCACAAAAACCATGCTCATGATGACAATGCACAAAGTAAAGCTGACCATCATGGTTACAAAGAAAGTTAGTTTGGTTTTCATTTCTTCCTCATTTCTGCAAGTTTTTCAACCGTGCGCCCACCAAAGTAAGCGCCCATGATCAACATTCCCCAATTGCCTAACAGGGTCACATAGGATTCATTGGCGTTATAGCCAAATGCACTCATCATGGCAAACAGGAAATAGCCCAAGAAGATGGCTATAAGGGACATAGGGCGTATATTCTTAGATAGCCATGAGTCACTAGACATATCTGCTTGCCAGCGGTCTGTGATGTTGTCTGCGTCATTCTGTGCGGCTTTAGCCAATACTTCCATTTCAGCCAATTCCATTTTGGCTTTTTCAATACCCAATTCCAACAGGTGTTCTTCATGTTCAAACTGAAGCTGGCGCAGCTTGGATACATCTTCAGGGGTTGGTGCGTCAGGGATTTTCACGCCCAAAGTGTTTTCAACTACTTCCTTACCCTTTGCTTGAATGGCGCTGGACAACAGTCCTAGACCGTTTTCGGCAAGTGTGCCAAGCAATGATGCAATTATTGGAATCATTTTTCTTCCTTTTTAACTTGATTAATCATGCGTTGAACTTGTTCTTGCTGTCGTTTTGTTTCTTGTTTTGCTTCCAAAATATCAAGATACATCATCCCCATGATAGGCAAAAGAATTCCAAACACAATGACCATGCTCAAAAATGCAATTATGAACCCCACTTCGCTATCCTTATTTGTCGGATTGCTAGGAACAGGAGGTGGAGGTATATAGTAACTATCATTATTGCCCCGATTATTAATGCCTTGTCTTGCAGATTGTTTAGGATTTTTCGCCGTTGCCATAATGCAGCCCTATCCTTGGCTTCTTGTTCTAATCTATCCTGTTCTTCTTCTTCCCGCAATCTTGCATATTCTTCTTCAAACCTTGACCACACTGCACCTAAAGCAGGATCTACATGATAAATAAGAAATTCACGCAATTCAACCGCTTGGCGTTCCAATTCAATTTGGTTAAATACATTTTCTAGGGCTTGGGTTTTTAAAGATTTATTCTTGGGCGGGTTGCGCTTTTGTTCTGCCGCTTCTTTTTTTACTTCTTCATGAGCTTCAAAAAATTGACCAATAAATCCCGATATTTCCTTAGTTATCTTATGAAGTTCACCGCCAGTTTGCTTTATATCCTTATAAAGAGCAACGCCTGACTTAATTGCACTTATAGCAGCAAGGGCGGCTGTGAATGGATCAATTTTTGCCTACCCAATGGCTTATATAGCCCACAGCAGACGATAAAGCAGACACAAGCGCCATGCCCATCCAAAAGCCGCCGCGCCCCTGATTTGCAAGCGCCACTAGCTTTTCAATAGATGATTCCAATCTATCAATCTTGGTTTCCATTTGATCGAATCGGCGTTCATAGTCTTGAACCTTTTGCCAAAGCACCCCGTACTTAACTAGATCAATTTCCATGATCAGCTTTTCATCACATACGCAAGGGCGTAGTAAGGGGGAAGATTTGCATTTGTTCCAGAAACACCACTTGACGCATTGGTTGTTGCAACGGTAATTCCAGTAGTGTTTGAATTTGTTGTAAATGTAGTGTTGGTGTTTGGAGTTCTAGGAATTGTTTCACCTCCACCACCTAAAGAAGCACTTGATATTGCAATCATGGAATGGGTGTGACCGGGGTCTGTTACCGTAGATGTTGCCGTGTGGGTGTGTGAAACAACAATTGCATCTTTTGAACCACCAGTAGCCGCAACAGAATAAGTTGACCCTGCGCCAACAACAAACCTATCACGCAAATCAGGTGTGCCGTTTGTGCCATCACACAAATACCACCCAGTTGGGACACTACCAATAGCGCCATACCAAATTGAAATCATGCCTGTTGGAATGGTTGTGCCTGTGCTTGTATTTGCTACACCAATAATTCCATAAAGGTTATCGTATGTGCCAAGGGTTGTAGCAGCAGAAGTTTTGACAACAAATTTATAGTTATAGCCATAGGTTAGCCAAACTTCATTAGGCAGGCGTCCAGAAGAATCCAACACAATAGGATTTGAATTTGCAATTGTGCCGTTCACATCTGTGTAGGTAGCCAAGGGCGTGGTTGAACCAGCTTGGTAGGTATAAATCAGACCGCCATTCAATGGCAACCCTGTGTTGTCAAAGAATTGCTGACCGTTGCCAATAGGCGAAAGATTAACTGCCATGATGCGTCCTTATGGATTATTCAAGTTATTGATTTGATTCTTGCCTGATTGTTTTGTGCCTGCGCCAAGTTCAAGGGCTTTTCTTGTTTCTGCTTCTGCTGCCCGTCTTGCTCTCATTTCCATTACGGTAGTGCCTAATTGCAAGCCCGGCACTAACAGATTGCCGCCTTTTTCAACACCCACCGCAATGGCTTGTTTTCCTTTTTCAGCCAAGCTACCAACCAATGTGTTGCTGTTATTTACAAAACTGCCACGGGGCTGAAATTGAGTATAGCCAGCAACATTGCCCAATGTTCGCAAATGGGTTGCAGTAGCAGGATCAAAGATTTCTTGCGTATTTTTTACAGCGTCCAACTGTTTCAAGCCTTTGTTAAATCCAGCCTGAGAAAAGTTTGCCTGTTCGCCATATATGCCAGCTTTATCAGCTAACCAGTTAATTGTGCCTGCCGCCATGTGTTGTCTAGCAGGCGAATCTTTGCCCAAATGGTTGACCATTGTTTGAACATTCTTGTTCACGCCATTGATGACAAACTTTTGAATAAAATTGTCCGCTGGCACAATGTCATTGACCGCAGCGTTATAGGCTGGGTCTTTTTTAAGCATATCAAATCGTTCTTTTGCCAATGATCTAGCGTTGTCTGCCAACCCTTTAAGGTTACCCGCTACACCTTGTTGCAATGGTAATTGTTCAGCCGCTTGGCGAACCAAACTCAAAGCAGTTTTGGCATTGCCATCAGATGATTTTTCAGCTTTTCTAATTTCTGCCGCAAGATTGGTTCTCAATGCTTCATACTGTTCAAAAGTCATTTGTTCGCCATTCTTAAAGCGATCCAATTGATTTTTAATTGAAGATGGCAGAAACTCAGTTTTTAACTTTTTAGCAAGCAAGGCATCAGCATTAGTGGCAATTGCTTTTCCATCGACAGGAAATTGTCCACCATTTGCATCTTCAAGTTTTTTGTATGCGTCTGAAATCTTGGTATTCCTTGCCGCGTCCATTTCCTTATATGCGTCAATGATGCCTTGACTGTTTTCAATGGTCTTTGTGCCATAAACATCAGGCGAGGCTTGATTACGGATTTCCTGAACATTGTCAATCAAATCTTTGTTTTGTTGATTAAACCTTTCAGCAAGTTGTGGATCTTTACCGCGCCTGTTTTGCTCTTGGGAAAGTTTGACCACATCACCTGTGGCTTGTCCCTCAGTCAATCGCACAGGAACAGGCAACGTATCTGCTTCAATGTGGCGCTGAAATGTAGGCACGTTAATTTTGTCAACAGGAATATCTTTTAATGCTTGCTGAAGTTCAGGCGTAGCCACAGACATTGCCTGTTGAATCATAGTTGTGTTGGGAGTAGCTGCCGCACCACCGCTTTGCATACCAGTTTGACCACCTGCCGTAGGAGTAGGGGCTTGTCTTTCAATGGTAACAGTGGGTAGCTTTGCTTTAATGTTTTCAGCGGTTTTGGCGGCTGTTTCAATGACTTTAGGCACAACCTTTGGCCCTGCCAACATTCCCACATCCACCGCAGCTTGCACATCATTGGGATTCAAGCCTGTTTTTTCAGCAATCCAATTAACACCTTTGTGAATGTTTTCGCCAATAAACTCCATAGTTTTGGCTGGCAGTGATTGTTGATAAGCGCCTGTTTCTTCTAAACCAGTAAATTTGCCGGGCTTCAAATATTCCAACGGCGAGGCAACACTTGTTGCAAGTTCTTTTGCTTGTTCAGGCGTTCCACCAATTGCCCTTGTTATTGGATATGCCGCAGTGCTTGTTATAAATTGTGGCAATGAAGCAGGAACATCCAAAACCGCCGCCGTAAACGCAGGAACTGCTTGTTTTGCTTCAAAACCCTTTTGGAGAACATTGCCAATAATTGAACGAACCTTGGATGGTGGTTGTTGACCAGCTTGTACATTAGGCGCGGCAGTTGATGTATTGCCTTGAATCAAATTTAAAACTTCATCTTCTTCTTCAGGCTTTTTTGTTTTTTTCCGTCCAGCAGAAGTTGCCATGCTGCGTGATGGATATGCTGGCGCTTCAGGTTCTGCACCACCGCGAATTAAATCCAATACTTCATCAGCCATTACAAAGTCCCATCTTTAATGAGTTTTTGAACGTTCAGATATTTTTGTTCAAACACTTTTCTTTGTTCTGAACCTTTTGGATAGCCAATAATTTCATCAGCCATCTTTGCTCGCATTTGTGGGTCTTTGACTAACTTAGGCAATGACATAAGTTCAAACACCTTATTGTCAGCGTTGTTGTTCCACATTTGCGTAAAACTTGGCATATTGCTCTCGCCAAACTTACGGGCGTACTTGTCAGCCGCAATACCTTGTCTGTCGCGGTTTTCCATTTCTCCATGCAATTGAATTGCAATTTTTTGCAAAACTTTTGGGGGATAAACCTCTGACCCTGATGCCGCCGCAGTCATCTGTTTGCCAGCATCTGATGACAAAGCCTGTGGGTTGTTGCCAATCAAAGCAATTTGCAGATTTGCAAGGTTTTTGCTTAATGTTTTATATTCACTGTCATCAACCAACTTGGTCAGATATTGCTCAATTTGCAAGCCCTTACCAGCTTGGAATCCTTGTTTTGCCAACAAATCATCAGTGGTTTGCATGATCTTTTCAAGGTTATTGCGAACCGGCGCAACCGCCCCACGTTGTGCAACAACATTGCGAACATACTCACCACCTGAATTTTGTGCTTCCTTTTCGCCTTGCTGAAGATTAAACACGGGTTGCCCAACTTGGCGCACAGGAAATCTTGGCGGCACAGGCTGGCTATAAACAGGAACATTTGCTGGCGCTTCTGCGGGTTGTTCTGACAATCTTTGTGAAACGGCGCTAGTCTTAGGTGCAACCATTGCAGGCGTACTTGATACAGGCGCATTTGTCGCGGCAGGGGCATTTGGCGCATTTGTAACGGGGCGAATAGTGATTCTTCCTGCGTTGTCTTTGCTTGCAATGAAATTGTTGCCTTGTGTATCTTGCACAAGTTGTTCGTTGGGCATAAGTTGTAAATTAACCGCAGTACCCGGCAAAGCCTTACCCACAGGAACAGCGGCAAATTCACCTGTTTGCGTAATTTGCGATTGTGTTCCTGTATTAACAGCTACACCGCTAGGCGACAATGCCGATGTACGGGCAGATTCATCCAAACCTTGAATGTGTCTTTCTTTGAAATATTGACGCAATTTGCTAGGATCATTTGCCGCAATATCCAAATATGGCTGCAATAAATTCATAGCGTCATCTGGCTTAATACTCAAATCCCTAGCCATGTTCATACCATTTTGCTTGACTAGATTAACCAATGCTTCTTTATTTACGGCATTAGGATTTTTTTCAGCCTCAATAATCAAAGGATTGTTGATCATTGAAATTTGACTGCTTGCAATTTGTTTTTGCTTTAATGCAAGCAAATTTAAACGATCTCTTTCGGCAGTAGATTCAGAACTAGATGCCGTTGCTGTTGCTTGTGTAACTCTTGGCTTAGATGTTTGCTCTGCTACATCAGCCTCAGTTTCAGCACGACCAGCTTCTGCTTTTGCGCGGCGTAATTCTTCAGGCGTTAATTGTTGCAATCTGCTTAACTCAGCCGCAGACCTTTGAACCGCCAAAGGATTCATCTGTTCTGCTTGTTTGTATGCTTGTGCGCCTCCCGCAAGATTCATCATCTCGCCCAATGTCATGGGCTGAACGGGTTTATATTGCGATGCTACTGGTGCGTAATCTGCCATTTTTTATCCTTATGCCACATTAACATCAACAGGCATAGGAACATTAGTTCCGTATCCTGAGGGTGCTTGCATTCCTCTATTTGGCCCAAGCAAATTAGATAAATATTGCTGATTGCCAAATGTTTGTAAACCACTTCCTAAAGCATTGCCCATGGCAACCTGACCAGCACCAATAGCTGATCCAGCGCCAGCAATAGCGCCGCCAACACCTTGCGAGGTTGTGCCTGCCAATTGACCAGTTTGACCAAGGGATGTTTGTCCCAAGCCTGCAATAGACGCTAGATTGTTGTAAATGTTAGAACGTTGTGTTTGGAAACGATTAAACGCATTTCCAAATTCTTGACTTGCGGCATTTTGCCCGTAATTTGTTAAACCTTGCAAAGCATTCCCACCAATCAAACCGCCAGATTGATTTGCCAAGTTTGTGGTTGCCAAATTTCCTTGCTGCAGTCTGAAGTTATAACTTGGATCAATTCCTGCCTGAAAATCTTCTTGATCAAATTGTTTAGTCAAGTAAGGTTGCATTGCAGAAATATCTTTTAATGCGCTATACCCAGCTTCCCTGTAAGGGCGTTGTTGTTCGTTTTGAACATCAAACATATGCTTTTGATATGCCGCAGATTGCGACATTGCACCAGCTTGTGTTTCTGCGCCTTTCTGAGCCATTGACCCAGAAATATATGAACTGCCTATAATTGCCGCTGCAACCCAACTCATATTATTCCCCTTTAATTTCTAGCGTTTTCATCTTATTGGAAGAATCAAACAACGCAAGATCATCAGATTCAATCATTTCTTTTTCAATCTCATTTAAGTCGGTTTTGTCAGTTTTGTGGAATGTGATGCCAATTGCGTCAGTTACTGCCAAGGTCACCCGCTTAGTGCCGGGCTTGCTCTCAATAATGTCACCCGCATACAAATGCACCATTCCCTTTTCAGACCAAGCAATTATTTCACCTTTGGCACACAAAAAATAGTGGTCTTGCTTGTGAACCTTACCCACAATCAAAGTTCCTGCTGGTCTAGTTAACTTCCTTGCGTACATCCCGCCATGAAAATAATGCTCTGTTTGCATGGCATCAGCCGCCAACTGCAATTCCGATCTAGGCATAGCAGACATTTCCATTTGCAGTCTTTCGATCTGCTCGCGGGTTGGCACATTGTTTAGAAGCAAATC